TATCTATACCACTCGCTTTTATAAGTAAAAAATTTATTTCATATATACTTTTTCCTTTTTCACTTTTCCTTTTTCACTTTTCCTTTTTCACTTTTCCTTTTTCACTTTTCCTCGAATTTTAGGTGTTGAGGGACAGACGCATGAGCTGTAGAGCGACGAGATACTGGAGTCTCGTAAGTATATCTAGTGCGATGCACAGAGGGCACTGTTAATTTTACATTTTCTACATTCTCAATATGTTCAAGGCCAGTTTCAATAGCCATAAGGAAATGCTCACGGTAATAGAGATCCTTAAACTTTTCACCAGATACAATAATTCGGGGAAGTGCAGGTAAAGTAAGTTGGACACTCTTATACCCCTCTTCATCTAGAGACTGGTTCTTGAATAACATGTAAAGGTAATTAAGAACACAAGAACGCGTAAGTCCAGGCAGATTGTGAGTAATACGACTACCGCCATTTTGATCAACGTAAGTAATATCAAAGCTATTTGTATCTAAATTGTTTCGAATACGAATAGTATCATCGTTTGCGTGTAGCTTATCATTATTAATTAGGTGAATCATAATAGATGTATCAGAGTAAGGCATTTCAGTGGTATAATCACATACACAGCTGGAACGTATTCAATTTTTGTAGGGTATTTATTATTTTTTAAATGAGAATGCACTTATATCATTAATATGTTGAACATCTTTAGCTACTTTAATTTTAGTATCTAAAATTGTCCTTAGAGAATCAAGAGTTAATGGAGAAAGCCTATTTTTATATACAAGTTCATCAAGGGTAGGGCGAATAGGTTGAAATGTCTTTGCACGAATTTCTGCTTGGAATGATTTATATGCTGCGGGGGGGTCAACCGGTACATTTCTTGAATTTCTATCAAGTCTAGAATAATTATTATTATTCAATCTACCTGCATTATTTGCCGAAGCCGTTTGAATTGCAATTGTCTGAGGTGTTACAAGATTATGAGCAGTTCTACTTAATATATATGACTTATTTTTTGCTTTCTCATAAATTTCTTTAGCTCTTCCTGTTGCTGCATTAACAAGCCACGCTGTCTCTTGTGTAACATTTAATTCAGTTACAGTTGCATTATTTAATGCAATGTAAAGTAAATCAATAACACTTTGTGAATCAGATGCTGCAGAAAGTGCATCTGCCTCCTCTAGTAATATCTGGGATAAAAGGCCATTTACTGTATTTGAAGCCCTCCTTGTAATAGCAACTGCAGCATATGCAGATGAATTTGCTGTAACTTTGTTTACACATGCCATCATATCATTTAACATCTTTAGTGAACTAGATGCTGCCCTTGCAATACTTAATTCAGGAGTTAGATTTGAATTAAAAGTTGACTGAAGAAATATGAGTGCATCTGATACAGATCTTGCATTAACTGCAGATATATCAGCATCTAATGCAACCTTTTTAGCTGCACGTGCTTCCTTAATAATTGGCCAATTTACACGATATGGAGTATAAGGTTTATCTATAGGTATTGATATGATAGAATCATATACTTTCATTGTAGAAGCTGTCTGAACAACTTGTCTTTGTGTAGCATCTGTAAGATCCATTATTGAATCTTTTCCTCTGGCAATACTATCTAAAGAATTTGCTAAAGTTCCAGATTCTGAAAGGCACGTAGTAATAGTAGATGAATTAGTAAGACCCATTGAATTTGCATTTATAAATGCCTGAATACAAGATATAGCAATATTTGCAACCTGGATTGCATTATTAAGTGGAATACTAGGCACATATTGTGTAATTAATGTCTCTTTACCTGCTATATCATTAAGTGGATCTGCTATATTTTTTATGACGGTTTTTACAAGAGTATTAAATGCAGCAACTGTCTTTAAGTTTATTGTAACAGATGTAGATTTAACAATTGCATTACTTAAAATAGCTCTTGTTTTAAATAAATATTGGAGGGCATTTTCCTGTGCTAAAATAACAGTATTATGTGCATCTTGCTCTACATTCCCAACAACAGTTGAAATATTAGATAAAGTAGTGATATCAATTGGATTTATATCAGGTGTTGACATTCCTACCGAAATTATATTTTTTGCTTCTAATGCTTTATCCACTACTATTTGAGATGCCTCATGTGTTAAATATGCAACATAAGATGCATCTTGGCATGTCTTATAGATTGAATGTGCATTTGTATAAGCAACATTAGCAATATCTGATACACGCTGATTGGCATAATTTACTTCATATGAAGCATTTTTATAATTAGTAGCAGCAATCTGTGTTTCTAACGACGTAGCTGCAATTGTTGCTGTTTTTTCTATTTGAATATTATTTTGAGAATAACCAGAATCTTGCTGAGCATTTATATCGACTTGAGCAGCAGTATAACGAAGTTGAGCATTAATTAATTCTTGTGGATCATTATAATATGAACCAAGGGCACCCATAAGACCCGTTGGGTAACTACCCGTTATATCTAATTCTACTCTACCACCAACTCTATTTCCTCCAAATACAGTATTCATCTATTCTACTCCTATAAATTATAGATGTAGAATATATATAATTGAATAATTATGTGTCGGAAGTTAAATACCTTATCTTATTCATTCTAGCTTTTTGAATAGATGATTTATGTAATTCATGTTCGATAGAAAACCGCGAACGTTTTTGATATCTATTAAATTCATCTAAGATGTTTAATTTATTTGAAGTATTAATTAATCTTGATATATTTGTTAGTAATTCTTCTAATGCGCCTTGATCAACAGGTATCTCATTATTTAGAGTATCATAGGTTATATATATAGTAGTATATTTCTTATTAGAAATAGATATATTAGGTTGAATAGATATAAGTGAAAGTAGTTCTTCTTTCCTAGAACGAGCTATAGTCACAATATTACTATGTATTTCTGATATAACACTTGGTATTTCTTTTATTGGGTTAATATTATCTTCTATATTTACACTCGTTACCTCTTTTACATTGCTTGCCTCTTTTACATTGCTTGCCTCTTTTATATTTGTTTTTAAAATAGTATTTTTTTCAAGAGGATTACCTAGTTTCTTATACTCTGGATTAATAATAAAGATTTTCTCGGGTAGTTTTACTGTTTTTAATACATGTTCTAATCTTTTCTTTGCAGCGTTAATAGAAGATTCATTTACTTTGGGCATATGAATATTTGGATGTATACCATTTGATGTTATAGTTATATTCTTTGGTATCTGTTGTATAGAAGCAGATAGTATTGCAGATGCTCGGGAAGCAGTTGCTATAGCAGATTTTGAGGCAGAGATACGAGAAGCAGAAGCCCTTGAATTTGCACTTCTATTCCCTGTTCTAGAACCATCTGAAAATGTAGGAATTTGCTGAGGTTCATCGTAATCATACTCATCCATTCTACTATTAGATATATTAATATGCAAACATCATACCCGCACGACCACCATAGACACGCAAGATATTATAGGTCTCAGCATAGACATAGATTACATATCGATTCACTAAATCATCTGTTATAGTACCTGTCTTACCGTGGAACCCCATGGTTAAGTTAAGACGCTGGACTTTATCTAAATTTGCTTCACCCATTGGCATTGAGAAGGGTGTATGGCCATTCTGTAGACCCAATGGGATATTATACAAATACCTGTTAACCCATGGTGCCTTTCTTTGTTCCATAGATGGAATAAGAGATCTGAATAATGCTACGTTCTCTGTACTATACCGTGTAAGTGTCTCAGAATAACTTAGAGCTAACCACCGAATAGGTTCTGAATTACGTGTTGAGAACCCTGGCTTCAGATTTGTAGGAAGACGCTCATTAAGACCCATCGCATCTGGCCACCACGGGGCTTGTATAATATTATCTGTTAAATCTCTAGTACAAAGAAAAGGAGCATTATATCCTGGACCCTCGTATTTCTGACAAAAGAAAAATAAATCCCTTGTTGGATTAGGAACTATTAATGGTATTCTAGCAAATGTATTATTCTGAGTATCCACTGGGTCAAATATATAATGCTGAACTATAGGAACCTGTATATCTGCAATACGAAATCTATTAGCTTCTGGTTTATCCAAGTAAATGTATTCTACTAGCAAATAAGCATCTCTCATAGAATATTGTGTAGGCATCATGGATAAAGTCGACTTAGAGACTGTCTGACCAGGAGACCTTACAGGTTCTAGACCAGGTATTACTGAACCATCTGGGTCAGCATTATAAAAAGAAGAACCTGCCATTGGCCATAATGAAGCTCCCTGAGCATTACTCTGAACAATATTTCCTGAAACATCTAGTGTTCTTGATTGAGTATAGTAAAGGCCATTGATAGTATTGAAATCTAATGTAATACGCGTCTCATCTATATTTAATGCATCTATAGGTAAGAAACATCCTGGATCTCCCCTTGAAAACCAAAAGGGTAAATTAACTACAACTTGCTCGGAAGTGTTAGAATTACCAAAGGAAGTATCTGTAAACCCATTATCCTTTCTTAAGATTTGCCGATTTACCTCTACAGTCTTCTCAAGCGGCGTCTGAAACTCGTCTATAATTTCCATGAGTTGCCCAGGAATTGTATCTGAGAGAACGCCTCCAATATGTAATTGAGCCTGATTTACTAAATTATGTCCTAAGGAATTCGTCCAACCAAAATGAGGACCAACAAAGTTTGGATGAGCCTTTGCTAAATCTTGTGGTGTCTTAATATCTGGCATCTGAACTACCAAAAAAACTCTAGATATCAGTTCACCTTGAACAGGTAAACGTGCTACTGCTATCTTTCCAAAGTCTGGTTTTGTTGCAAAATCTATTCTAGCCCAATTAGTTCCATATCTCCCTGCCTTTACAAAGACACTGAGTAAAGAACCAATACTTGGCTGTCCCTTGGGTGGTTGTAGTCGTTCATCTTGCATTCCTGTTGATATGATTTTCAGTAGACTGGCTACCATCTACTCCTCTTTTGTCATTTTGTTTATATGATATTTACCGTGCTGCTTGCATAAGTGTTCAGACGTTGCATCTTTTATTAGAGCAGTTCGTTTACAAGATGTACCCTCCTGTGTAAACGCTCTACATATATAAGCCATACTATGACCCCTTCTAAGTTTATTTTTCATCCAAGCTTCAGACGACTGGATAAAGAATTCTGGTGTAAACTCTTCAATACCTGGCATATTACTCATTTTAAGTAATATCAATGTATCAATTTTAATCAATGAATACCTTATTACAGATGCCATTCCCAAAACGAACCCACTGGAAAGCATAGACAAATACACGGACTTCCCATTCGGTATCTGATGAACCACCTGGTGGTTTTACATTCAAGATTAGACGAAGTGTATTCAGACGACTGGCATTTATGGTGCCTGTAGGGTCATGATCACCAGGATGCCTTGCAAAAGAATAGCCATAGATAAAAGCGTCATAGGCTGTCTTGCCGCCTCTATGGGCTCTTGAGATATGAGAACGAAACCAGGCCTCATCCTGGGATATAAGGTCTTGACCATTTGCCTGTATTTTCGCTGAAACTAAAAGGGGTTCTAGTGGAGCAAAGGTAGGATGATAGTCCTTTTCTAGGGTGGCACTGTAATTCGTCCAGTCATTATTCAAGGTCACAGCAGCCTTACGTCTTAAAATCCAAACGATTTCTTCTATAGGCTGATTTGCTTCTAGAGGTAGTTGAACTGTTATTAGATCATTTCCTGTCTTGTTTACAACGTATTTTAAGGGTTCTGTAAAGTCAAACTGCTGAATCTCTCTAAAGGGGCGTTCAAATTGTTGCCTTAACAGCATCTCACGATATGGACCGTCTACAAAGACACCTTGGGTTAAGAGTTGGATATTTTTGAGCATTGGTTCATCTACATGAGACTTAATTGTCTTCACTTTGTTCATTGTAAGCCGATTATCTATCACCTTGAATTCCTTTGCCAAGGGTGAATCCAGGCAGTCAGCACGACTTCCAGATAGGATACGAACAATCTGGTCAAACCTCTTTAAGGTTACTCTAATTCTCATTGTTCCTTCACGACATGCAATTAGAGGAAACGTTGCAGTAATCTTCTCCCTTAACATAGAGAACATAAGAGGAACTGTCACCCATCCGTCTTCAGTAAAAAAAGCTCTCTTTCCATCTGCTGCCTTTACGTCACCCATAGATTTCAGACCTATAGAATCTGCTATACCATATTGAGTATTCAAGTCTGGAAATAGCATACTAGTAACATGTATCGAATCGCCGGTTACTCGTTCTAACACTTGGTCATCTACTTCTAAAGTTGCCTCTTCTAAGACAGCTGTCCCAAGGGAATTACAGTATGTCCATAGTTCTTGGGGTTTCATTGGAGTTATATTATTTACTCTAAGATCCTCTCTTATTGCCCAAGTAAACCAATCACCGAGTTGCAATTGTATAAAGAGGCCACTAATCAAATCTCCACAGTTCATATGAGCCATTTCAAATGTAAAGGTCTGTCCAAATGTGGCGGGACCTCTGAAAGTAAACTCACGCATTACAGATGACATTGGGATTGTCCGTAGTGTTTCATCTCTGGAAAATCTTGTTACAGTTGCATCTAATGGAAAAATAGTATTATCTTGAATATCTCTTGATACTAGATCTAATAATGTTGTTGCAGGTCCTCTGGGTTGTTTTGTTCCATATCCGTTTCTTTCATTAATGTCCATCTACTTTGTCCCTGTACTTCCAAATCCACCCTCACCCCGCAGTGTCTCAGAAAGCGATGAGACATAGGAGACCTGTTTGATGTAGCCAAGACCTGGGGCAATAACCTGGAACAGACGTGTTCCTTTCTCTATCGTAGAAAGCTTAGTTCCCACAGAGAGAACCGGTGCCATCAATTGGCCTCGGTAAGAGCTATCAATAATACCACGACTATTTGCCATCATAAAACCTGTCTTGTAGATAGAGGAACGAGGCTCAAGAGTAAAATGACACTCCTCAACTAGCTCTATACCCGTATCTAGAGGCGTAATTTCAACCATACGAGCCTTCACACCCAGAGGCACTAAAGTTGCTGTGATCACAGGGTGTTGATCCACAACTACTTTGAGATCATATCCAGCATTGTCTTTAGAAAGATTTTCAACAGTACCAATCTCTGGATAAAAGGGTACACCCTGTTCAGTCACAACGAGTTCAAGACGATAATACTTTGACATTCTACATTTTAATGAGCAGTAAGGTGACTCAATTTTACCATATAAAATTGACAGCGAGTATGCAATTAATATTTAGTATCACAATGACTAGATTTTCAGATATTGTTAATTCAGTATACCTACCATCTTGCTGTATGCGTAAAAATAATACACTATCTCAATACTTAAAAGATGATCTGACAATACTGGGAATTTCATTTGGCTTGTATCTTATGTGTTACATGATGGGATTTCATGCCCTCTGTTTAATGTCAATGGCATCTATGAATATTATTACGTTCCAGGCGGGTATGTCGTTCTACAGACTTCAAAGAGAAGACCTTCACGTGAATCAGTTTGACGAACTGGATATATCTACAAGCTCTGAAAGTTCTGTAGAAGAGCTTTCTATAAAACAAAAAGAACAAGGTGCTACCATTGCAAATCCCATGAGTTTAGAGCAGGAGGAGAAATTAAACGAACAAATTCAAAAAGTAGTTGAGGAGACCAAACTCAGAAATCGTAAGAGAACTGCTCTAACCACATGTCGCACGCCCTCTTGTAGTACCCTTACAGATGAAGGGATAAGTTCAGATGATAATGATGTGCCTCCTCTTGTCCCTCTAGAGTATTATTCAGATGATAATGATATGCCTCCTCTTGTCCCTCTAGATAACCTCTGCAATACACAATACTGCTGCAGCTGCAGCAGTGGTGCTCTTGGAGGGGTACCTCTAGAGTATGTAAATTCAGATGATAGTGATATACCTTCTTCTATCCCTCTAGAGTACGTATATTCAGATGATAGTAATATGCCTCTAGAGTATGTAAATACAAACTCATCAGATATTCCTAACTACTCACAGAGTCACTATCTTCATGGCTCTATGGATATTGTGGACTAAGGTTTTAAAAAATATTAATTGCCAAACAATAAAACCCCCCTCTCTCCTTCAATAGAATAAATACCCCAACCAACAGAAATAACACGCATACATACTCTTTTTTGGCCTAAACTGGTGGGAAAGGTGTCCATGATATCCATCCATAGAGTAGGTTTATCTGCACTTGTAAAATTTACTGCCCCAGAAGGTCTACGTTGTTCAGGTGCCTTATTTCCATATTGAGGACCTATTGTAAAAGATATCAAAGAAATAGGAATACCAGGGTTTTTTTCTGATTTTACATAAGGTGATATATGCTCCCAATGTTTTGTATCACGCTGTTTCTCACGTTCCTTAGCGGCTATTAAGAGTTCTAATAAATTATAATATTCACCTGTCCCCATTGGATTTTTCAAATTCCATAATTGATTACGCTCAATATTATATTCAGATTGGAACATAATTAAAATAGATTCGGCTGGATGTCTACCGTCAATACGCTTAGTCACATAGGATGTACCTCCATTCCCTACTGAAATATAGTCAGAAGGATCTAGGCTCAACTTATTTTCAAAGGGTCTTAAGAAAGGTATCTCAAATATATGTTGTTTCAGTAAATTCTGTAAATCCTGTCTGACATAACGCTGTGTTGTCTCCAATGTAATCAAGGGTCTTCCAATAAGTTCACGTTGAATTGGCAAAAAAGGCGTCTGAACTCCATTCTTATCTGTAACTTTCAAGTCAGAAAGTGCCCATGGAGTTGGCTTGATTGCACCCGATGAACTTTCTACTAAATCTTCTAAACGTCTGAGTTTACAACGAATTCTGAATTTCTGACCGGGAAGACACACAAAAGGAAATCCTCCCTCGTCAGGATGAGCACATCCTATGAGTGGTAGACGTAATGTAAGTTTCTTAGGAGTAGCATTTCTCTGAATTTCTAATGGACTTCCATCATGACACCCCATTTCTTTTAGAATAAGAGCTTCTTGAGCCAGAGAACTTTGTAAATGAAACCAACTGTATAAGAAATCTCCACTAAATTCCTGTAGTAAGAGTTGATCTTGATAGAATTGTATTTGTTCAAATAAAAAAGCCCCTATGCCCTGTGTGTATCCATATGTCTGACCTTGAGCGTCTGAGATTCTATTTGAATTATTTTTAGATACAATGGCTGAGGGGAACCATGTTGGTAATTCTATGACAAGTGATGCATTAATCATTATATCTCCAAAGACTTCCATCTCCCATTCGACAGAGCGACCAAAGTCAATCATATTGAGTGGCTGGGTTTGTCTAACTTCATCTATAGTTGCAGGCCATGTCTGAATATTATAACTGAAGGGAACATGTGCATCTTTATTTGAATTCATAAAGTAAACATCTTTTTTACCTCTCGCCACAAGTTCTAATAAAGAACCTTCTGCCGAGGTATTTGGTCTGTCCATCTAATTGGCTTAATATATCTGTTTAAAAGTTATTACGCCACAAGTTCTAATAAAAAACCTCCTGTCAAGGTATTTAGTCTTTGTATTTTAATCACGATCCTTGCCAATCAACTGTGCAAATGCAACATTAATATTTTTCATGATCCCAAGTGCTGAAGCGTCCTTGTTCTTGTCTGGGTGATATTTTAGGGCTAGAATTCTGTAGGCGTGCTTAATCTCAGCCAGTGTATTCTGTTTTGCTGTTAATCCAAGAGTGCGAAGATTGGCTATTGTAGCTGCAGATTGAAATGTAAATGCCTGCCTTGGCTCTTCATAGTCTGTTCTTGGCTTTTGCCCTTGGCTTTTCCACCAATCTGTATACTGTCGTTTTGGCTTAGACTTAGGGTTTTCTGCTGCCTTTTGCTCATAATAAGATGCCTTGTCACGAGCCTTTTGCTCTGACCAGGAGCTAGAGCCAATGCGTATCTTTCGTGGTTTTTTTGGCATGCTTGAGCAATTCTGTTACAGTAGTTAGATTATCTATGTGATTCAATTTTTTATAAAATATATGGGTCTTTATAGAAGACTCGTATATTCTACAAGGTATTACAATCTTAACTACTTCTTAAAGCGACGACGGCTTCTTGTCTTTCTACGAGTAGCCTTTCTACGAGTAGCCTTTCTCTTAGCGTAGCTCTTGTTGCTTCTTACAGGATGAAGAAGCCTGTGAATTTCTGCAGCAGCCTCTCTATTTTCCTGCTTTTCTTCTTCAGAACCAGATCTAGAAATAGCATATTTTAGTCCATTTTTTAATAATCTATCTGTATCAGATTTATCTATACCCTTAACCTTAAGTAATTCTTTTACAATACCAAGTTGTAAGGAATATACTGCCTGCTGTAATGGTCTGAGGCCTGTATATTTAGATGGTTCATTTAAATCTATTCCACGGTCAATTAATTTTTTTACCATATAAATAATACCCTGATCTTGATATCTATGAAACATATCCATTACAGTATTACTATGAATAGCATTATTAGGCAACTGATTAATATAAGCTTCTGCAGCATCTAATGATTTATGTCTCCTTTGATACATCCGATTATTTTCAGAATTATGGTGAAGCAATGCTCTACAAGAAAAATTATAATGGATACCAGGAAAATGTTTGAAAAGCCATGACTGTGTATATTTAAATTCTCTCATTTTTTCATATATATTCAAAGTATAGCGATCTCCTATGTGTCGTTTAACCTGATTATATGTTGGAAAGATAGATGTATGATACATAGTCATAATATTATTATCTGTAAAATTTCCATTGTAAGAATGTAATTGTCGTTCTTCACCTTTCTTAGTATTATCTGTAAAATGATTATCTACATCAATGCTATATACTCCAGATTTAGCAAACACATTTCCCCATTCTAAAAATGGTAATCTTATAGATTCAAGATAGGTTCTGTCTGAAGGATGTGGTGCCTCAGGATAATGAATATGAAACATATAACCAAATTCCTTTGTTAATTCATTCTTATATTTAATGGGATCTCTGAGTTTATCCTTTATTCCCCTAGGAATATCATCAAATGCAAGCATAATTTTAGAATAATTATGTAACGTAGTTAAATCGCCACATTCATGAAGGGTAATATAGATACAACCTGGGGGTACAGGTTTCTCAAAGAAAATATCTTCACCGTGAGAAGAACTAAAATAAACATGAGGAAGCCCTTGAGAAGGTGAAGGAATCGTTGGAGCTTCTGAACCATACAGAGGTTCATAAGGTTCTAAATATTGTCTCATAACTTCTTTTTCACCTTCGTTCAAGGTTAAAACCTGGTATATTATATCATCATTTGTTTCTCTATGACCCAGCACCATAACAAGCGGTGTAGTAAACACTGGACCTCCCCCCATGTGTGTTGCACCACCTCCTAAATTACTCATGTTGATTTCATCATTATTACTTAGATCTGATGAATTTATACTTGATGGCAATTTACTAGTTACTTTACCGGGATCATTATAAAGCATTGTTTCATATTTCTCATAAGGTTTACCAGAAATTTTTTCTATAATTTTTTTATCTGTTATCTCTGATTTCGATACTATATTATACTTTTTAGATATAGGTGTATTAATTATATTTAATTCACTTAGTGAATCTGGTAGGACAGGTAGTTTTCCTATATTTGTATTTGTTAATATAAGATATAGAAGGCTTTCTGGAAAAAGCCCTTTTATAATTCTTAGTGGATTATCAGACATATCAAGATACTCTAGTGTCGGAGGTAAATTACCTGTATCTATTTCTGTAATATTATTATTTGACAAATTTAATATCTTTAAATTAAGCCAAGAAGGTTCTTCCATTGGCAGAGTATATAATCCCTGGCCACTTTTATCTAATTCTCCTGTATCTGCCATTCTAGTAAATCACTATAAAAAAATTGAATTATTTACCCCTCATTCATACGTAATAATGCCAGAAGTACAAAAGCACGGATTTATCTGGGAGAGAGAACTAGCAACCAAGGTGTATGGAGCTACTGAGGAAGAATTGGAGGCAATTGGATACACGGCAGTTCACGATCTTCCTCTTGCATTAAATAAACTGGATTCTGTAAATGTATCTTGTAAGACCTCTTGTGCACCAAATACAGTTTGTATGGGAGATGCCCTTCGCCTCTTTGATTCAGTAAACAGTGGAGAAAAACTTCATGCGACTGTGGTGCATTATAAACAGGTGGGGGAAGAGAAGCATCTTACATCAATTGTTCAAGTTGATCTTACTGCATCGAAGGAACTCTTATTTGGAACATTAAATCGTGAGCAGATTGAAGAATTAGATAAGCTAATAAAAAAGGTTCCCCAGAAATGTTCACCTAGCGTAGAGGAGCATTCAGCAATGTATACGCTAAGAAATACATTAAAATGTCCTGCTATTCTGCTGAATATCAAGTGTAATAGTCAGCAGAGTAGATTACAGTGTTCTTTCAATGGGTTTCAGAAATTCCTTTCAGATAACCCTGGTCGTATTATTTCTAAAAGCCAAGGAAATATCTTTCGTGGGCAGACAATCATAAGTGTAATTAAATCATCTAGAAGAATTTTCAATAAGTAAATTTAAGACCTCATTCACTTCACCTTTTGAAAGACTGCGAGGTCCCACGGTATTCGATGGAAAGGTATGTTGGTTTACCTTCTCTACTATTTTTTGTAGATTAGGAAAGTGCTGAGTATCTAATTTTAAGAAATAGTGAGATTG